TAGCATCAACTCTTATTCCTGCATTTGCACCGTAACCATAGCCACCGGTAAATATAATAGTATCATTGTTTGTATAGCCAGTTCCAGTATTTGCAATTTGAATTGGTGCAAGAATACCTAGGGAAGAAATTGAGCCAAAAATAGAGTTTGTTGTATCATTAGAAACATACTGAGACAATGCTGTTGCTGTTGGTACATAACTTATACCACCACCGCCATTGTTTAGTATGACTGATGCAATCGGATTTGTTTCGATTGTAGTAAACGTTAATGCATTTGCAAGAGATGCATTTGCCGTTGCACTTGTATTTGCTTGTAAAAAACTTAAAGTATTACCAATATGAAAACCATTTGAAACAGCAATCGAATCAATAGGTATCGTAATAGTAACAGTATTACCTGCTGTTACTGAGAATACTGTGGCATTTGCTTTTGATGTTTCTTGACCACTAATATAGATTTGCGAGAAAGCATTACCGGGATACAATGGCGTTCCACTTGATGGGAATACTGCATATCCAAATCCACCATTAACTACGTTGATATCTTGTATTGAACCTGTTGTTACTGTTCCTACCTCTGCAACTGCACCAATTGGGTTTGATATGTTAGAATTCAAACCACCATAAACAATAACTGGATCGGCCACATTGTAACCAAGACCCCTTGCTGTTGGGTCAATATTGATTTGACTAATTTGACCAAGAATTGTTGCTGTCAGCGTTTCCGCACCAGACGTATTTGCTGGAACAATACTACCGTTTAAAAAATAAACAGGTTGATTGTATGCATCTAAGACTGTAACTTGCTCACCTGATTCGAATAGCCTTTCGATATCCGATATGAAAACTTCAATTTTACCTTCTGCTAATATTACATTTTCAATTGTTGCAAATGATTTAGATGTTAATCCGAACACTCTATAATTAGATGCCGCTAAGAAATTTACATCAGAAGTTTCTAATAGAATACTCTTAGGTACATACCATTGTCCTGAAGATGCTGATAGTACCGCATCTTTTGTATAGAAGTAATCAAAGTCTGAGTTGAATAGAATCCTAAACAGGAACTGATATGATGCTGGTGTACCTTTAGAATGGTACAATTGTCTAGCAATCTTTACCGCAGTAGTTTCAGAGATTAAAGATTCTGCTGGAAAATATTGTAGAAAATCATTGATGAAGTATTCTTGAAACCCTTCAAGTGTATTATCAATGTCAGTATAATCCCAAAGACTCTTTGATGCATACAAAGGTCCTTGAAAGCCATTAGTATCTGCGGTTACTGTATTAGCATTTGCAGTATTGGCAAGTTCCATCCATTCGTAATACGCTTGAATAAACGATACGAAATTATTACCATATACCGATGTATCTAAAAGATATTCGGGTAACTGTGATGGTATGAATAATGATGTTTTTTGATTACTTTGTATCATTATTGTGCGGTTACATTAACTGTGATAGCAGTCGGATCATTAGGATCAACTGTAATGATTCTATTGAACGTTGACGAGAATATTGTTGTTGCTGGATTAACTGTAATTGCCAACTGACCAAGAGCATTATCGATGTTGACTGGATTAAATGAATTTAATGTAACAATACCATTTGTATAATCAATAGTACCGATATTAGGACTTAAAATAGTCTTGACATTATTTGCATTATAATAGTATAATCTCAATGTTCCGTATTGTCCTTCTAGTGTTGCAACTGCGGCACCGTTAGTACCTGATGTATCATTAGCGGCTGGTGTAATTACGATTAAAGCGGCAGTATAACCCGAACCTGAATTAGTCACATTGATAGCACTTAAAGAACCGTTAACAAGAACTGCTTCTGCGGTTGCACCTGTACCATCACCATAGATTGTAACTGTTGGTGTATACTGATATGAATAGCCAGGATTGATAACTGAAATTGATTGAATACCTGATGTTGTTTCTGGTAATTCATCGATGTAAACACCATCAATAATATTCAATGGGTTACTTGGGTCTGTATATTGTATTGCAGGAGAACTTGTTACACCGCTTAACAACACTCCTCTAGACAGAGGAACACCATAATTAAATACGTATGTTTGTGAACCGGTTAAATTAGGATAGAATTTCTTCTGTAATTGAATTGCAATCTCGTTTGCTACGATAGATTGATTTGCATTTTGAATTGTACCAATCAATTCAGAACCAGAGAATGTCGAATTGAATGTGTTTAATGTTGTTGTGGCAAAATTAGTTACAGAATTGAATACTGTAGTCGCTATTTGAGATGGTGTAAATGTTGTTTGTGTCGAGTTATAAAACACATTAGCACTAATCTTAATAAAATTGTAATCAGGATCCACAATTGTTGGTACAACTGTCATCAATGAAACCGGTTTTAAGACTTGGTCTATAATCTTTTGTTTCTGTGTTTGTGTTAATGTATAAGAACCGATAGGCTTTAAACAAACAAACACTTGTCCGTATACTGGTGGATCGTTCTCTTGTCCACCCCAAACATTGACAGCATCAAATCCGAACAATGTATTTTGTTGAATTGCTGTAATATAGTCGTCTTTAGTTACTGCACGACCTTGAGCGGCATATGCTTTAGGTGCTTGGTATTTAATAGATGCTATTGTTTCTTTATTAGCACCTGTTGTTGCTGGTAGATAACCAGTAACTTTATTATTGTAACCACTAACTGAGGTCATCATCACAAAACTATTTGCACCAGCGGCAGAAGTACCTTGAGTTGATAGGTAAGAAACAATAACAATATTACCGTCTGTTAATTGTTTACCTAAGACACCATCACCAAATGATATATCATAGTTACCGTTTAATGATTCATTAATAAAATATACCTGTGATGTACCATCTAAGTACAAACTATTAGCGGCAGGATTAAAGATTTGAATTGATGAATTAGATGTAGATTGTTGTACGACTACTTGTAGTGTTGTTGTATCAATCGTAGAGTCTGGTAACTCAAATGTATATGTTGGATTAGAAGTCGAATCTACAGTAAATGAATACGATGCAGTTACACCTTGAAAGATTGCAACATTAGAAAATGTACACACATTTGTAATCAGATTTGTTGTTGCTGTGTATGGTACGATGTTCGTAAAAACATAGTTAACACCATTGATTTGCTCTGAAAGGAACGTGGAGTATGCTGGTAACGTAACTGTTGGTGCAGAAACACCAGTGAATTGAACGTTCACATAAGCAACAGGACAAATTGAAGAGTGTGGTGTATAATCTAACAACTTAGCATGAGAAACTACAGAACGTCTTTGTACCGCAGAATCTAAGAACATTTCATTGGCTACCATATTAAGGTAGAATGAATTGTATTGTGTATTGTATGCAAAGACATCCAATAGTGTGTCAATAGCAGAACCTTCAAAATTGTAATCAGTAAATTGTGATTGACTTTTTAAATATGTAATGAAATTCTGCTTGATTGAATTAAAATCAAGAGAAGACAATTGAATGTTAGAATTAGCACCCGCCAAGATTATTCCCCTGTGAATTAATATAAAGATATGTGGGCTTCATATTATCTATTCCTTTGAAGTAAGAGATTGATAGCAGTCGGTGTTGTATTATTACCAATAAAAACATAGAGACTGACTGAAAAATTATTTTGGTCTGCTTGTGCAGTCACATTTAGCTGATAAATTGATGCTCTTGGTTCATAATTATTGATGAGCCTTATAATCTCATCTTCAATACTACTAGCGGTCAATGGTGAAACTGGTTCAAATAATAATGCTGGTAGTCCGCTACCGATTGTTGGGTCGAATAATCTTTCGTATGGTCTAGTATACAAAAGATTTTGAATTGAACGTATGACTGCTTGTTCATTATAACTCATAGATACATCACCCGTCACCGGATTGGGAAGGAAACGTAAATCTAAATCTGAGTAAAATATTGTACTTGCCATTTTCTATTTATGTGCCTGGTAGAAGTGGATCTATTGGTAATGGTGTTGCTGTCGGTGCACCCAAAGATATAACTTCGTGTACGTGTATATTATATGTTTCTCTTAATTCATTTAAAGATGCTAGGTTATCATAGATATTACCTGCAACCAGTGCAGGATTCAATGCATTTACACCAGCCGCAATCGCACCAAGAGTTGTAATACTACCAGTAGAGAACGAAGAACCCATCGTAGAAAGACTACCATTGACGTTCAAATCTGAATTGATATTGACTGTTTCACCTGAAAGTGTCAAAGTTCCTTGAGATGTGATATCTACATCACCAGAAGCAATAATCTCAGCATCACCTCCTGTATTTGTAATAGAATCACCTGATACATTCTGGTAAACATTTCCGTCAACTTGAATATAAGAATCACCTTGTACATGTAAAACTGAAGGTCCTACAATGGTAATATTACATTGTCCACCTATGTAGACATTATTGTTTGCCATTGTAATCTGATAATTATTACCGAAAACCTTAAAGATACCAGTACCATCAGCCTGCATTTCAATGAAATTGTTCGAAGTACCGTGTTGTAAGCGAACTCTTTCAGCACCAGGAGTATCGTCTAATTCAAATAGATGACCGCTTCTAGTTTGTCTTGCATTATTATATGGATACTGAGGTTTTGCTGTCGAAAACGGTTCTGTCCATGAACTATCAGGTGTTGTCATAATTTATCCTATTGTGAAGACATTGCAGATTGTTGTTGTGCAACACCAGCCGCATAACTTGCTTTCGCATCTGAAAGACATTGTTGAAATTGTGATACCAATTCTTTCAAGCCAGATTTAATCAGAGCAGTAATGTAATTTTCTAATACTTTAATGAGAGTTTCTAGCATTTTCAAATAATTTTCAACAGTCTGAATAAAATCCTGTACTGCTTTAATTGCTTTCTTAAACATAGCAACTTGTGCTTTGAGTGCTTTTGCTTGTGCTTCTGCATCACCAAGACCTAAAGCATCAAGAACTTCTTGTCGTAGTGCTTTCAACGCTTGCATTATTTCCATTCTTGCTTGAGCAATACCCATGCCAATAGAACCGCAAACATCACACACATGAACGGTGTTCATATTTGCATTTGAAATTGCCGTACCAGCAGTTACACCCGCACCTGTTGGTGGTATCGTCTGTGATGCATCTGTTTTTTGTGCAATATTTGCATTAGTATTATTCGGTGCTGTCGTAGTTGAAACATCTGGTGTTTCTGATGCTACTGCATTACCTGCAACACCTAGTGCATTTAATGCCATATCAAGTTCAGATACAACAACTTCAACTACTTGCGTTATTGGTTGTGCAGTATTATTGTCTGCTAAAACATAATCTGCTTGTCCGGGTACATTTATTGTACCGATTGTTTGTGCTGTGTTTATATTTAAATCTGCCATTTTATACTCCAAGGTCTGTAGCAGTTTTAGGTAGGACACCCATTACGATTGGGAATTGACCTGATTCGCCATCCATAAAGAATCCTACAACCCATTCTCCTACATCAGGTAATTCAACTGATTTTGAGTTATTTATAGGCAGTAATGGATGAGCCCAAGGCAAATCTGAATCAGGTAACATTTGTGTATTGTTTGTATGCCAACCAAAGATTCTCACTTGAACACGATGAGCAATATTAGGATCGTCATTACGTACAACAACACCAACCCACCATACAAAACCACTTAATCCAAAAAAATTATTACGCTGAGTCATTATTGAATCCCATTAATTGCATTATAAAAGCCACCAGAACCAGTTGCGGGTATTGATGGTAGATATGCACTAGAATCTGTACCGAAACTATCTTTAACCATTTCAATTACTGTAGTCATTTCTGTATTCTTCATAATGTGTCTTACAGCAGTCACAAGATAATTGCCGGAATAGAATAAGTCTGGTGATTTTGAACTTTGACCGTCTGCATTAGAGTACACTGTTGGCTTCAAATCAAAAGCAGTAAAGTTAAGAAGAATACCTACTGTAATTTGTGTATCACCAGGTATAGTAAGTTTAATCTTCATATAGTTCATTAAACCTAACTGTGCAACTCTATTTGGTACAAAGTCTTCAATCTTAATATCGTTTGCAACTGAATCAGGATCCATTACAATCTGTTTCTCTAACGCATTACCTGCGGCTATTCTTAAAGCACCAGATTCTAGTCTTGTATCAGCGGGGCCGTGATATATTGTATCACCCCAACGATTTTGCATCGATGTAGTTACCGGTGCTTTATTTAATAATTTTGCCGACTGCAAATAGTCATCATACATGAAATCGGTAATATTATACGTTCTAGTTAACGGGTCAATAGATATCAAACGATTCGTAAATGTACCATCAGAAGTAGCCGCTAATGTATCAAAGAATTTAATAACTTCAAAACCAGTAACGTTTACCGATTGTGCATATAGTTCTGGTGTGATATTGTTAGGATTAAAGACGTAGGATTTAAATGGGGTTTGTTTGCTAAACAATGTCTGTAAAGAAACAAAATTGTATCCTGAACTATTTTCGTAGAAAACAAAATCAGCACCAGGATTTGTAATTGGTCTAGAATATATTGTCAACCAATGTATAGTTTCTAGTATCTTTTTATTCGGTAAAATAAAATCATAGAGACCAGTTGTGGGTTCAATCTGATAGCCCTTTGTTCTTTGCGTTGTTGTCTTATCAGATTTTGGTGTCAGTTTCAAATAATTAATAAGAACATCTTCTACAATGTCACTAATCTGTGCATTTTTATACGACTTCGATATTCTATACTTCTCTGAAAGCATCATTTCTTCTGAGCAGAAGTATACCACAAAGGCTTCTTGATTCTTTGCGTAATCTGTTAGACGATTACCAATTTTATATACTCTAAAAACTCTTTGCACAAAGTCATTGTCGTTTCTTGTTTTTCTAATCTTAAACTCTATGAATTCTGTACCGTTCAGTCTTAAATTTGAAATCATATTAGTAGCATCAAACAATACCAATTCACCATAGATTGTGCTACTATAAATGTCTTCATAGTAATTCAACTCTCTTAAATTCTCTTTAAGTGTGATTGGATACGTTAAGCCACCAGTTAAGATGTTTACAAAGACTAATTCATAGTCCGTTATGAACTTAACTTGATTCAAATTATCTGCCATATTATGAACTCATTAACGAAACGAATTGACTTTCAATATCAGTGACGTAATTTTTATTGATAAGATTAATGTTTCTCTTAGATTCATTTAGTTGTGTCTCATAATCAATAACATAAACAATATTTTTAGTTACCGAATAAGTCACATTTGAACTGGGAAACGTTGCGGTAGAAGTTGTAATTTGTGTATTTGCATATGTAGGTGCATCGATTTGCACAGTCTTAACTGATGTTTGCATTGAAAGGCTATCATATGTAGTGATAATTTTCTCATATGCATGAATCGTTGATTGACAATAGGCATTTACTGTTTGATTATTTGCAGTTGCTAATGCACTGTATTTGTCTTTTAAGTATGCTTGAAAGTCTCTATTCGTTAGAGGCCAATCACCTTTAGGGTCCATAATGTTGTTTGCATAGAATACCAACCAGTATCTATACTGATCCCCATAATACTTATAAGCAATATTTTCCGGTAAATCTTGTTCTTGTACGGTGTATTGATAGAACAACATTGGTTGCAAAGACAATGCAGGTAACAATGATGCTCTCGCAGTAAGGTCAACCCCAATCTCAATATTTTTATTATTAGGATCGGCAACTGTTGTTTTAGGTAGCGTATTAAAGTATTTCATTTACTATGAAAGAGATTTGTTTAAATCTTGACGAATACTTTCCGCTTCGTTAGATTTGGATTGAAGTTGATTTACCAAGCTATCTAATGCTTGTTGATTTTCAAAATCATTATAATTGGATGCAACAACTGAGTTCTGAACATCTTCTTTTGTGAAAATTTGTGTTTCACGTAAGTCAACTGTCATAGTTGTTTGTACTGGATAACCATCTTCAAATGCGGCCCACCCGTTAGGTGCATAATCT